AACCGTCAGGTCGATGCTCGATCTCAGTGAGCCGCTGCGGCTCTTGAGCACCTGCCCGCTGAGCTTGTCTTGCTGCACATCGCGCTGGAGCTCGATCCCGAGCCGGGTGAGGGCGCGCAGGAGACTCGAATGGGCCGCGTCAGGCAGGGCGCGCAGCCGCTCCAGCACCTGCCGGTCGCCGACGAGATACCCGGTGATCATACGGCACCGGCAAGCGTCGCCGTATCGGTTTGGGTCGGTGCCGGCATCAGGAAGCCCGCGATCGGCGCAACCACGCGATATTGCTGGATCAAGGTCTTTATCGCGTCGCTCATGTCCTTTTGGGAATACGAAACCGTCTCCCCCCCGCCGATCGCGCGTGCAACCTCGCCCACGCGGCTGCGCTCGCGGTACCGCAGCGCCACGAGCTCGATGCAGGCCTGAGCCAGATCGGGTGGTATTATCGAATAGCCCGCAGTGTATTGCAGGGTTACGCAACCCGCCTTGCGCGGCACCGCGTAGCCTCGGATGACGAGCTGCGTAGGGATGAAGAAGTACCCCGCCTGAGTTGCAAAGGTGCTGGCGACGCTCTCGGGTTGTGCCGATTGGGCAGCCGCGATCGGCGGGATCGTCAAGCCATCGACGATTACGAGGCTGACGGCACTCACCGGAACAGCCGCGAATTGGTATCGCGCCTCGCATGGGCCGAGGGCGCCGCCGCGACCATCGCGAATCTCGACCCAGTCCTGCGATGCGATCTGGCGATTCAGCCAGTTTTGGATAAACTCACTTGCAGACGTGATCAGACGCGTCAATAGCGCGTCGTCGGTCGGGGGAAAGGCGCTCTGCCCCGTCTGCAGCCATGCCTTGACATCGGCGAGCGTCGTCAGGTCGGCAAAGCTCGCTCCAGGAGAAGCAAAGTTTGCCATCACGCATGTCCCGGCTCATGATCGCCCGCGGCAGCGACGGCGCCCCACATCCGAGCGATCGGTCTCGCATTCGCCGCGATGTCGCCGAGGGTTGCCATCGTCACCTCTTCGCCGTAGCCGGCGGCGAGGTTTATGACGAGGATATTGGCGAGGCCCTCCAACGCCACCGGCACCCGGCGACGTTGGGCCACAGAAGAGAAGGCGCGGTTGATCTCTTGCATCGCCTTGAACACGGGGTCATCGGAAGTGACCATGACGGTCATCGCGTTCTCGGTGGTCATCGCGTCACCCTCGAGGCGACCTCATCGTCCGCCGCCACGACATCGCAGTCGCGGTGTATGACATACCCGCCATTGTGGAGCAGTGGCACGGCGACGTCGCTCGGCACCCGCACGACCCCATCGAGGTCGTGCGGGTAACGCTCCGTCCCGTGTCCAACAGCGTCCCACACCGGGAAGACGGCCCGTAATGCGACAAAATCAGACACGAAAATATCCCCGTTGCGAGCGTGGGTCAGCCGTTGGTGATGTTGCAGATGACACCCATTGCAAACGGCGCGTAGACCGCCAAAACTTCCTCGGCATAGACGCCGACCTGGCGTTGGCGGGTGACGATCGGCCAGTCGATCTGGTAGTAATCTTGCCGGGTCTTGATCTCGGCAACGTTCGGCACCTCGTTCGACTGGTACTGGATCGGCAGGTTCTCGGCCCAGCCGATGATCGTGCCCGGCGGCACGCGCGGGTGGATCTTTATCGGGATCCGAAGCCCACCGTCGATCGCGAAAGGGTTATAATAGAACTGCACAACACCAGATGCTGTCACATGATATTCGCCATGGGTCCCGTCGGCTGGCGAATCATAGCGCAGCAATGGTCCCGACGCGTTCGTCAGCACCTTGCTGGTGATGTTCTTCAGTTCTTGAGAGTTGACGTAGAGAACCGTCGGCGACAATTCGAAATTGTCCCACATCTTCTGGAACATCGTGTCGATTTCGACGACCGAGCCGCGGCCTGATGCAGTCAGCGGCGACCCGGTGCCGGCTGTCCCGGTCGGCATGATGTTGACATAGGCACCCGATCCGGGCTTGAGCGCAGTCGTCAACAATCCGTCGTAGGCATAGCTGGAATTGGCTGAATTGTCGGCAGTGATCGCGCTTTGCGGCTGGTTTCCGGTGCTGAGCGACGCACTGATGGCAAGGCTGTTGATCGTCGTGATCGCCTGCAAAGTCTCGGTTGCAGTCGCCGTCGAAACATACCAGGCATAAGCGGCGGCGGCCGGCATCGCGGCGACGCTGCAAAACAGGGTCTGGCCGAGGGTCACCGCCTGGCTCGCCTCCGCGCTAATGTTCGACGAGCCACCGGACAGCATATAGCTCTTCCCATCGGCTCCAGTGACGGTTTTCGAGGTGGCGACGCCGTTCAGCACGGTCGAGTTCTGGTACCCTTCGACGGTCAGGCCGACCACCTTGACGAAGTAGGTCGCCGACGGGAGCGTGGCACCGCTGCCCGACGCCGACAAAGTCGGGGTTGCCGGCGTGCCGAGCGCTAGCGAGGCGTTTCCGGCAAGGATTGCCATCTCTTCCTTGAGCATCATTTTTTGCAGGAGGCGGAAGGTCATCCGCGCTTGAATATCCTCGAACTGGCGTCCCGCCGAGATCGCCTCGAAGGTCGCCGCGTCTTCCTCGCCGATCGTCACATAGGTGGCTGACTTGTTCGAGGTCGAATAGGACATTTGCCCGGAGCGCTGGCCTTCCGGCACCCAGCCCATTGCATCGAAGCCGGAGCCGATGATCGCGTTGACCTGGCGCCAGTTGGTGGCCGAGCCGGTGCCGCCGCCGATGCGCGGTATGACATTCCGGATCGGGGTCACGAAGGGATAGAGGTTCTTCGCCGGCGCTTGCAGGTCGTAGGCGAGCAGACCGGTTGCAGTCGAGATCGACTTGGCTAGTGCGTCGTTGGGCTTGGCTAGGGCTCCCTTCACAAGCTCCAGCGATTCCTGAGTGATTGGATTCATCAAAAAGTCCTCCCGAATGGGGGGCAACAAAAAGCCCAGCCGAAAGGCCGGGCTGGGCGACGGCTTTACGGCGGCAGTGCAAGCGGTGCTGCTGCGCTGGCGCAGTGAGACGAAGCTCGGCTTCGCCGCGAAGCCGGATGGCTTATGTTGGGCTGGCGTTCGGTCAGCGTTCGCTCGGCGGTACACCGAGCACCGGGATCGGGTTGGCGTAGCTCGCCTTGATCAGGGTAAGGGTCTGCTCCTCCTTGCTCATCTTGGCGAGTGCCGCGGCTATTGTCTCTGGCGAGAGCGAGCTGTCGCCGGTGCTACCGCCATCTTGCTGCTTCGACACCGAGACGCCGCCCCTAGCGATCGTCAGCGGCGGCAGCGGGGTGCGAGCGATGTCGTCGACCCGCTGCGACAGCCGATCAAGCAGCGGCACCATTTCGCCGAGCGCCTTGACCAGCGCCCTCTTTTCAACCCTTTCGTCGGCCAATACCTTGGCGAGGTCCGCCGCTCCTGAAGCTTTAACCGACTCCAATTCGGTGCCTTGGCGCTGCTCCTCGTCGATACCCGCAGCATCGCATTTGGCCCCGGCCGCGACCAATTGGTCATGCGCCGTGCGCAAGTGACCCATCGTTTCGGCGGAATGGCGAGCGCCGACCTTTGCCACCGGATTGCTACTGGCATCTTCTTCTGGGACCGATTGGGAATCGGGGGATTGCTGGGAGCATACTGTGCCGCCTGTCAACTTGCAGACGCAGTCATGGGCGATATCCATCAAGTCCTGGTGCATTTGAGCGCGTTTGCCGAGCGGCATCGCTCCAGACCGTTTTGAACCGTCGGGTGTGGCAATCTCATCCGTACACAAATCTGTTGATGGTAGATCGATCCGCGGCGCGACAATCCCCGGCATCTCGATTGTCGAGGTCACTGGCGGAGCGGCACCGGCGTCGCGCAGACTATCGACAGCATTAGCCAAGTGTTCCTTCTCCAGGACCGATAGGCCGTCGATCTTCAGGCAGCTATCGCAGGCGTAGAGAGCCATGTCTGCGAGAGCTTGATCACCCTGCGAGTGCTTGGCCTTGGCGAGGAGAGCGGCAGCGACCTTCTGCATGTTGGGGTTCCCTAAATTCAGAAGAGCGGCAAAGCGTGCAGCTCCGGGCACGCCCGCGGTCATCGTGATCAACTCAGACGCCAGCTGCGCGAGGTCATCGCTGTCCATTTGTGCGCCGCCGAGAAGCTTAGCCATTTCCGCGGCGACCAGCGTGTTCAAACAGCCGCACAGCTCGCTTATCATAGACTGTAGCCGTGGCGGCTGGCCCGAGGCGTCGTCGCCGGCCGCCGCCATGTTCTCGAGCGCATCTTGAAGCCAGCAGAGGTCGCCAATGATCTGCGCTACGCGGCCGACATCCCAGAGCGCCTTGGCGAGCGCCGCAGAGGATGCCTTTTCGTTATCTCTGGCTGATGGCGGCCCTTCGATGTCGATCTTCTCCTTCCAGGCGGCGATGATGGCAGCTCTGATCCGGCTGGCTTGACCGGTAGTGTATCGCTGCGCGTTGCCGGGCCTGTTGATGTAATCCCACGCGGCACGAATGTGCCGCTGGGTGTCGATCGGATAGCGTGGTCTTCCGTCCGGCTGGTATCCAGGATCGGCGTAGTCAACCTCGCGTCGAGACCCCAGCGACCCGTGGTGTCCGTCATCGCTGTTGCGGCCTTCGGCGTTCGCGAGCGCCTCTTCGGCCGTCCCGATCGCCCGCTTTGCGGCATCGATCGCCGCTTCGATCTTCGTTGCACTGTCGGCTTCAGGCTCACGCTCCGGCGTCGGCGCGAGGGGCGTTTGCGGAGCCGGCGGCACGCCACCGTCTGGTGCACCGAGCGCCCGCTTTTCGAGACATTTCACTGCGTCGCCCTTCGCACGATGTCGGTGATCGGGCATGCCGCACGCCCAGATCTGGATCGGTGGATTGAAGGGTTCGCGTGCCGCCGCCGGCGCCTCCATTATCGGCGCCGAACCTCCGGCACCTTGCTGGGGGACCCCCGCAGCGGCTTTCCAGCAGTCGAGAATCGCTTCCGGGTTCGCCGGACGATCGACGAGCGAGATTTCATTGAGCACCAGGCCGGCGATCGCCTTGGGATTGCCGGCCTCGCGCTCCGTGACGCGACCGCCGATCGAAAAGCCGCGATAGACTTGGCTTCTAACTTTGGCGACCGCGATCGGGTCGACGACATGGGCGACGATCCGGGTTGCCCCGTCGTCGCCGACCTCGGCTTCGAGGGTCGTTCCTGCGGCCGAGAGCTGGTGCATCTCGCGCAGTGCCGGAAAGCGCATGTAATCGGGGATCGCCGCGCGCATCGCGTCGGCTCGAACAATTTCTCCCTGATCGTCCACCACCTCCGACGATGCGATCCCGTGCACCCGCACGGTGCCATCGTCCTGGGGTTCGATCTTCTGGATGGCGCCGTAAAGTAGCATGGTCAACATCCCGCCAATGAGTTGCGCGAGCGTGTTTGCCGACAGGTCATTGCTCACGCCGCTTTCGAGAAAGCACTGCTGCATCCGACTCCCGATCGGCGGCGACCGCGGACGCCGGTTGCGACAGCGCCGGGAGCGGCCGGCCAACTGCCTGCGCCAATAGCGCAATCGTCTTGAACACCTGGCTCGCCGCGTCCGAATTGTCTGGAACCAGAATTTTGACAGCCGCGGCGGCGATCCCCGCCCAGACCGGGTCTCCCGTTACGAAATAGCTGAGGGAGCCGGCGAGGATGCCGAGGCCGACGACCGTACTGGGCTGCAGCGGCCAGCGGAACATTGTATTCTGGAGCATATCTATACTCGATCAATTGATTGCGTTGACTTCGAACCACGTGGCGATCACATCATTGGCCGCGCCCGTGGTATAGGATGAGCCCGTCAGGGCTATGACGATGGCGCTCGACTCGAGCGCTGTCGGAAAGACCGGCAGACCGGTTCCGCCATGGACGCCGCCGCGGACCGCAGTACCCTGAGCGTGCTGTGTGTTCGAGCCGGTAGCCCCAAATTTGAAGAGGTTGGCCGTCAGCTGCCACCGGACGTTGTTGTTCGGCGTGGTAGTGTTGATCCAAAGACCGGTGTCGGCGATCACGCTGTCGCCAGTCACGACGCCGGCAGCAACAGTGGCATTGAACCACAGTTTGACGCGTTTATTATTGATTTTAGGGCCGGTTGCTGCCCTGGGCGGTGATGCAGAGCCCACGGCCTGCCGCGTCGAAGCTCGATGCCGGCAGAGTGTAACTCGCCAACAGATCGTCGGTCGTATCGGCATTATTGCCGGCGAGCGGGTTGCCCGCGAGACGATAGAGATTGCCCGCCCTGAGAAACATGCCGGTCCCACCCCCGAAGAAGGTCGAGATGTTCGCGGGCTCGGCACCGATCCCGGGCACGAGCCCGGCAAGCGCCCAGGCGCCGCCACGGGTGGCAGCAGAAATGCAAGTCCACAGGCGGCGCGTGGCCGTGTTGACCCAAAGCGAGCCGACCGTATAGCCCTGCGTATTGTCGTTGGATGCGCTCGGATCGCTCGTCGCCGAGAGATTGTCATAGGAGGGCAGCAAAACGCAGCCGCCGCGGATCAGATCGATCACGTCGTCGATCGCCGCAGCAGCGATGACCCCCCGAGCGTCTGCAATATATGATGCCCCTAGAGTCTGAAACTGTGCGAATGGTGCAGGTGCGAGCACCTGTGTGGTCATGGGCCAGTCTTCCTCCTTGTCACGGACCCGGGGATTTGCACAGGACCGCAGCGTTGAGTTTGAGCACGCGGCCGTCGCTCAGAGTCGCCGAGGCTTCGAGGATATAGGTGCCGCCGGCTGCCGAGGCCGGCATGCCGCCGATCGAGGCGATCGAGAAGAACCCGGTCCGGGTTTGCAACGACCCGTCGGCGGGCGCGCGCAGCTGGATTGCCGTCTGTGCCGAGACCGCCAGCACCCGAGATTGCGGCGCCGGGTCGCTGGCCGTCTGGAACGGAGCCAAGACGCAGCTCCAACTCGTCGACACCATCGCCGCCCCGCCCATATCTGCGGTAAAATCGAATGCGAAGTTGTCGATCTCGCCGATCTCGATCGGATCAAACGACGCTGCCAAGCGCATGGCCGAGTTCCTTGTTGACCTTTAGGGTGGCTGCCGCTGTCGGCTCAGGGCAGAAACGGCACCGCTTTGTGCAGGAACATCGAGAGGATCAATCCGCCCACGGCGTTGCATGGCGCATTGGGGCCCTGGGTCGCCGCCACCAACAGCCGATCGGCCTCGATCAGTGAGGCCAACCCGGGTTTTGGTGCTGTCTCGACCGCCCCGGCGACCGGTTCCAAGGCCACCCAGCACGCCGCTCCTTGCGGGTCGCCGCCTTGGGTCGCAACCTGTGCCGCGTTGGTCAGATCAGCGCTCGCGAGCTTGCCGACCTCGGCACATCCCGACAGCGCCAAACAGCGCCATGCATGCGTAAGAAGCAAAAGGTGGTTGTCGCATTAGTCGAGCCCTTTCACAGATTGGATCCAGCTGGCGGCGATCGCATGACGCGAGGTGAAGCTGGGTTACACTCCAGCTTCACACACGCTTCAGAAGACGTAGACGGCCGGGCGCGACAAGAAGGCGCCGCTTGCTGGACGCGCCCAGTGATAACAGTACTGGGTGCGACAGCGCCGACCACTCGATCGGCAACAGCGCATCGGCGCCAAGCGAAACTACGGTCGCGCCGAGCCACTCCACCCGTGTGGATGCCTCGCCGCCGAGTCCAGCACCAAGTTCGACCGGCAGAACCGGAGGGCTACCCAGTATAGTCGTCGTTGCGATTTGTATGCTCGGGTCGGCGAGTGCAGTCGTCAGCAAACCGAAGGTCAGCCGGCTACCGGTCCCGTTGGCTGCCGGCATTTCTGTTGCAACACGTGGATCGCTTCTAACAGCCCCGACAGTCTCGCACGGGGACGGCGGATCACTACG